TTACCTGCGCCGCCAGGCCTGCGGATCGGCTATCAACCTGTCCACAAATTCCGGCAAATTATCGGTCGCGATGTCGGCGATGCTGACGTGTTCGAGGACGGCACGTAAATTGACGCGCACGGCAATCCATACCCGCTGGAGCGACTGCGCCGCGCCGGTATAGCTGACGTCCTCGGGCCGTTCACCGCGCACCGACGCCAGCGGCCCTTCGACCGAGCGAATGACGTCGGCCACGCTTATCTCGGCGGCCGGTCGAGCGAGCCAGTAGCCCCCTTCGGGGCCTCGCCGGCTCAACACCAATTCCGCGCGGCGCAGGTCGGCAAGAACGGCTTCGAGATACTTCTGCGGGATCGATTGAGCCGCCGAGAGAGCGTCGGCCTTAGCTGGCACACCGTCGGTGCGGGCCAGCTCCAACAGCGCCCGCACCGCGTAGTCCACGCGTGCCGTGATGTGCAGGCCGCCTCCCGGTTCACTAGCCGCGCGATGGTCACAAAAAAGCCCCCGACCTGCGCTAACAGAACAGGGGCTGGTTGCGGTGGCGGAGGGATTTGAATCCTCGCCGCCGCCCTGGTCAGCCGGTCAGAGTTGCCTTGACCTGCTAAAACATATCAGTGTCGTTCACGTTGGATACGTGTTACTCGTGCCCAAGTGTGCCCAATATGTGCCCACCGGACCAACCTTAGACGACGGACTTCGAGATCAGTTCGTAGTGGTGTAGCCGGCCGCGGAGGTAGTGGCGTTCGACGGTGCCGTCGACGAACAGGCCGGTCATCGGATAGTTGGGGTCGATGGTGAACGGACCCCAAGAGATGCGTAGCGCGTCTCCGATGTTGGGCGGGATGTCCACCACGGGGGCCAGCACGATCCGGTAGCGGCTTATCACCGCGTCTCTGGACTCGGTGAGGACTGCTTGGGTGTCGAGTGGGTGCACTTCGGCGGGCACGTTCGGGTAGGTGGTTGTGGTGGTGATCGGGTCGCCGTACTCGTCCAGCTCGCCGCCGTTGACCGTGAGTTGGATGGTGACGCGATCGTGCAGGATCACTGTGCCCTCTTCCGGTACCGGTTGAGGACGAACGTCTCGGCGAGGTTCCAGCCTTGGAATGCGCCTCGGACGCCGACCGACCCGATGGTTTGGTCGAGCTGTTCGGGGTTGGCGACGAGGCGGGCGGTGGCGGTGGTGATGACGGCGGCGAGTTCGTCGTTGGGTTCGCCGCGGGTGTCGAAGCCGTTGCCGCGGGTGTATGCCTTGACCATGACGGTGACGATCGGTGCGGCTTGCTCGGCCAGGGCGATCAGCGAGTCGTTGGTGCCCTGGCCGAGGAAGTCGGCAACCTGTTCTCCGGTGACCACTTACGGGGTCTTCGTGAGTACGGCGACAGCCTCGGGGTGCAAGAGGCCGAGGTCGTAGCGGCAGGTCACGCGGAGGCCGATCTCGTCGAACTCGGCGTAGCGCTCCGACAGCACCGTGACCGATGGCGAGGTGTCGCGAGCAACGGCGATGTTGGAGAAGTCCGCGAGGATCGCCTTACCGGCCGGGAGCTTGTTCGTGACCGTGGCCGGAATCCCGAACAGCATGGTGCCGCTGGCTTTGCTGGGGTCGGGTTCGAGTAGGTACCGCTTGGAGCTGGTGCCTTCCTTGAGCTTGCGGAGGGCGGCGAAGTCGGCACCGGACAGCAGCCACCGGTTCGGGGTGACCTCGTCGGCGTTGAGTGCGGCGATCGCGTCGAGCAGCGAGTCCGGGTCGGTGACGTCGAGCGTGCCGGTGGTGACTCCGGTCTGGTTGATCAATCCCTTGATGCTGTTGGAAGCGCCGGTGCCGGTCAGCAGGGCGGTGTCGAGTGCGTCGGCGACGTCCTTGACGAGGCGGGCCTTCAGCACGGCGTCAATGCCGATGACGGACTGGCGCACCAGCTCGCGGGTGTATCGCAGGATCACCTTCAGTGATGTGCGTTCGGTGGGCATGAGGCTTAGCTCGTCGAACGTGACGTCGGCGGTGTCGGGAATCTGGGCACCTTCGGCGACGAACGAGACGGTTGCGCCTCCGGTGAGCTTGGGGATGCGGAGTTGGCCGGCGGTGTCGAAGATGCGAGGGCCGGACGAGAGCACGACGGATGCAGCTTCCAATGGCTGCACCAGCAGGGAAGCAACTTGGTCGTTGAGAAGCTGGGGATTGGTGGCGGTGGTTTCAGCCATGAGATATGTCCTTGGGCGAGAAGGGATTAGGTGGTTCCCGTGTCGCCAGGACAGTTGAAGGGGATACCCGGCCAGCAGGCATCCCCTTCATTGTCGCACTATTTGTATCAGTCGGCTAGATCATGCCCTGGAGCGCAGAATCCCGGCCAGGTCAACCGACGCACTGCTCGGTGTTGCGCCTTGCCCGATGTCGCCCTTCGGTCGACGTGACGCCAGGTGCGGCTTGTGCTCGAGCAACTTGTCGATCGCGTCCTCGAGGTTGCCGTCCTCCAGGTGCTCTAGGTCGAACGGCAGGTCGGTGGGGTCGGCCAGTCGTCCGGTGGCTCTGACGAGTTCGACGTGGAGGCGCTGGGCGTACTCGTCGGCCTTGGCTGCACGCTGACGGTATTTGCCGTTCTCCTGGCGCAACTTCTCCACATACTCCCGAGGGAACGTCTCAGGTTCCTCAGTGCCCTCACTCTGGCTTAAGGCATCGGCGGGGTCGTTTTCGGTGGCGTCACCGGAAAGCATGTCATCGTTAACATCGTTTCCGGCCGTGGTTGCTTCGTCGCCAACCGTGGTCATTTCGCCCAAGGTTGCCATCTCAGTGGCCGGCTCGTCGGTCGAGACCTGCTCGGTACTGGTCATAAGACTGTCCTCTCTTCGTGTAACTCAGTTGTTGAATGTCATCTCTGACAACGGGTTTGGGTGTACACGTGCAGCCTTTATGTGTGGGCATCGGATGGCTGGCGGGCCAGACGCGGCCGTCGCGCCACCACCATTGGCAGAGCTGGCAGGCGTTCGCTGATTTCTGCCGTACCCATCCGCGGACGAGTTTGCTTTCACTCATCCCCTGGCTGTATGCCTTCGCTGCGGTTTCCAATGGTTCCGATCGCGCTAGCCGGGACACGATGGCATCCGGGACCGGCGAAGTCTCGGCGACGACGAGCACGGTGGACGCGGCTCTCGTCAACCGGTCGGTGTCTCCGCTCGGCAGTACGGTGCCGGTGACGGGTACGGCTTCGCCGAGCTGCACCATCAACTCCGAAGCGAGCGCAAGGTCAGCCAGCGTCACGGCTTGTGCGTTGCCTCGTGCGATCACGGCAGCGAGGTAGGCCACTGTTTCGTCACGTGATAGTTCACCGGCCAGGAATCGGCTGTAGATGGTGAGGGCCTGGCGCTCGGTGTCGTCGGCGAGCTGCACGAGGGTGTCGCGGTAACTCACGAGACGAGCTTGGTCAGGTCGACAGCTTGGGCGTCGAGTGCTTCGCCGCGGCGGGCGGCTCGTATCTCGGTGATCTCGTCCGCGGAGTATCCCAACCGGGCCAACGCCGTCGACGCCGGAATGATGCCCGCCTGGAAGAGCTTCACGGTGGCATCGGCAAGTTGTGCTTCGCTGCGGGTCGACGGGTCGGCCCACTGGACACGGCAGTCGACCTGCTGGGGGTCGGCACCGGTTGTTACCGCGGTCATCAACCGGGCGACCTGTTCCCAGCTCCTCCCGAATTGGGCCTGGCGGGCTTCGGCGCGTGCGGTGAGCGCGGCCTCCGAGGCACGGATGGAATCAGCCGAGGTTGGGTTGTCGCCACCGATCCCGAGCATGTGTTCCGGCAAACCAGACACGGCCGATATTTGGCGCATGATGATCCCGGTAGCGGCTTCGTACCCGCCGAGGTCGGAGCCGGCGAGTTGCCCGAACTTGGCGTCGGCTGCTTCCGAGATCAGCATTCTGTCGGTTTCCGGGAACGGGTTCGTGGTCACCATGTCACCGGTTTCGTTGCCGTCGTCGTCGAGTTCGGGTTCCTCGGTCAACTCCACACCGGTTGCCCAGCGGCGAGGACGGGCGCCGTACTCGGACGCGACGAGCATGTCGGTGGTCAGTTTCACCAGGGCATCGGAGAGATCGAGCACGTCGGTCATCTCCGAGCGGCCCTCGTCGAGTAACCGGGCAGTGTTGGTGAACCTCACAACAGGCGGTATGCCGAGCGGATTCGCTATGGACTCAACAACTTTGAATCCCGCGGTCGTTGCGCCAGTGTGGTTGGCCTCGTAACGGACGATCTCGTTCGGGCCGTACACAATCGCATAGGTCCGCTTGTCGTCCTCCCAGCGTTTGATCGCGGCGGTGATCGTGCGGGTACCGGGATCACAGAGGGCAGCAACCTGTTTCGCGGATTCGATGGTGACTCGCGGTCGCCCGTACTGGTCGGCCCACACGATCGCGTAACTGTTGCCCAGCACCAGCGCTTCCCGGTGGGCGATGTGGCTGGTTTGGTCGAGATCGTTGCGCAGCCAATCGCCCCAGACGTCGACGCCAGCGAAGCTGGTGACGCGGAGGCGTTCGGCGATTGAATCCACCAGCAGCCGAGGGATATTGACGCTTACCTTGCGCAGTCGTCCGCCGAGGGATGCAGCGACCTCCGGGGCGAGGAACGATAGCGGGCTGTCGCCGTTGTAGTACTGGTCGAGCTGGTAGTAGCGGGCGGCGGGTTCGTCGAGCTTCTCAAGTAGCAGGGTGAGCTGGTCGGTCATTTGAAACTCCTTGTCTTTCTTCGGGTTTTCCTGGTGGCGCGCCAGGTCGCGCGGGAGTGAGCCATCACCAGACATGCGGCGAGGTCGATTTTTCGGGCGTGCCGGGACCGGGACGCCTTGGATAAGCGCATTCCTCTGGCGTCCTCGGTGATCACTGCGGCCGCGACGTGTGCAGCCAGTCGGGGGTCACCGGAGTGCGTTAGCCGGCCGTTGGTGGCGGCGCTGTAGAGGTCGGTGGTTGCGGCGGTCAATCGGGCCGGTGAGTGCGGGAACTCGACTACGGGCAGCTTCTCGGCTTCGAGGGCCTGGAGGGTGCGGGTCCAGCGGAACGGGTCGGCGACGATCTCCACCACTCGCCAGCGGCGGCAGCAGTCTCGGATGGTCTGCTCGACTTCGGCGACGGGTACGCGGTAGCTGTCGTCATTGTTCGGGCGTTCCCATACCTGTACTACGTCGAAGTGCGGTTCGGCGGCGACAGTGCCCACCAGCAGCGCCGTCGTGTCGTCACTGAAGCTGCCATCTAGGGCGATGACGACCTCGGTACCGTCCGGGACACCGTGCCCGGTGCTTAGCGCCGTCCATGTACCCACTGGCAGGAACGCGCCATCGGTGTCGGTGACGAACTGACACAGCCGGGCACGCCGAAACGTCGCCTCCCTCGTTTTCGGTGGGAGCAACGCCGTCATCGCGTCCTCGTGCAGAAAGTCGCCCAAGGCGGGGTTCGCCAGCTCCCAGCAATGCCGGCAATCCACCGGGTGATCCTTGAATTCGTCCGCGGAGTACTCCCGCCACACCAGGGACCGATCCTCTGGATGCTCGGCGGCATACGTTCGCAGATCAGCGAGCACGTTGTTGTGTGGGTCCGGTCCTGGTGTGCCGATCGCGATCAGGGTCGACTGCTCCCGCTTGCCCTGGGCCAACGTCAGAACCTCATAGGTGTCGCGGGAGACCACACCGGCCTCGTCCACGATCGCTGTCGTGTAGTCCAGACCCTCCAGACTCTTCGGTTCGGCGGGCAGGCACACGAACGATGCACCACGCTCCGGGACCACCAGGCGCTCCTTGAACACTTGCACGCGGTCCAGCAGCTCGGGTGACAGCTCCACCATGCGGCGGGCCGTGCCGAAGACGATCCCGGCCTGGCGCTCATCACGGGCTGCCACCACAACGGAGGCACCCTCTTCGCCGAGCATCAGGTCGAACAAACCGAGAGCAGCGACCAGCGTCGATTTGCCTTGACCACGAGGCAGCATCCAACCGGCAGTCCTGGGCCGAGGATCACCGTCGAGCACGGACCCGACGAGATCGAGCTGCCAGGGCCGCAACCTCATGGCCTTGCGGGCACCGGTGCCCTTCGGGGTGTAGATGAACTTCTCGGTGAACTTGCCGAACCGAGCAGAGCCGGTCACCCGCGGCCGGAACGGCAACGGGCTGGGGTCGACAGCAGCCTTTGGACCGGCCTTCATCTACTACGCCTTGTAGTGTGTAACGCTCTTTGCGCCTTGACCAGGGGCGAACTTTGTGCCTTGCCGGGGGTTCCTCCCCTGGTTGCGCCGTCTTTGCGGCCGTTGCAGGTGAGGCAGAGCACCTGGAGGTTGGTGGTTTCGTATGCGAGGTCGGGTCGGAGGGCGGCGGGGATGATGTGGTCGACACTGAGGCGGTCGGTGCTTCCGCATGTGGTGCACCAGGGCTGCATTTTGCGGAGGCGGCGGGAGAGCTTGGCCCAGCGGTGAGGGTTCCAGTGGGTGTGGTTTTTGTCGCGGGGCCTGGTGTCGGTGGGTTGGCAGTCTGGGCAGTAGGTGCTGGGTCCGGGTTCACCGCAGCGGATGCACGGCTTCACAGTTGAGCCGCCGCGGTGACGAGTTCGAGCGCGATCGACTTATGCAGGTTGCACAGCGGCTGGTCGTGTCGACTCCATGCTTCATCGTTGGCGTGCTGGTACTGGCCGGGCGTGAGGTTGAACTTTGCTTGGACGAGGGTCGCTCGCTTTGCTTCGAGGTCTGCGAACTGGGATTCCCATTCGAGCCGGTTGCTTGTCATTGCTGTGCTTCTCCTTCGAGGGTGTCGTGGATTCGGTCGGCCAGGTGGCGGGCTTCGCCTTCGGTGAGCTGGAGGACCAGTGAGCCGAAGAGGATTTGGAGGCGGCGTTGGTTGGGGTTCCAGCGCAATGTCCAATCGACGCGGCGTGACGCCAACCTCACGCTTGGTCTCGCTTGCGTTTGAGGGTGTCGCGGATGTTCTCGTACTCGTCGGCGTCGAGTTGGGCGAGCTGGTTCAGCGATTGGTGCAGTGTGTCGAGGTCGTCGACCGACAGCCGGATCCTGTAGTTGGAGCCAAAGGTGTCGGTGAAGGTCATAACCGGGAGCAACTGGTCGGTGTCGAGCAGCACGAGGGTGAGGGCGACGTTGCCTGTGCTGGCTGTGGTTATGACGTTGGTGTCGGGTAGGTCTTGGATCACTTCGTCTCCCGCTTTGTGTGGCGGCTGGTGTCGCGGAAGGTGTCGAGCAGTTGGTGGAGTTGTTCGATCTGTTCTGGGGCGAAGTTGCGGGATCGGCCGGCGAGGTTGCGGAGCCGGGAGCCGAGGTTGATGCGCGCCATTCTGAGCGCGGTGTCGTAGTCGGTGTGGTGGGTCATGCGTTTCTCCTCGGTGATTGGGTATGCGACGCGTGCGTCGGATTTGCTGGTCATGCGGTGGCTAGGCGAGCGCAGTCGAAGTGCATGTCGTAGCCGTCTGGTACGGAGGCGTATCCGCAGTGTTTGCAGAGCTTCTGGGCACTTACCCGTCCGAAGGTGTCCGATCCCGTCCGGATGGGTGTTGACCTGCGGTTTTGTTCGGACACCTTGAAATTCTCGGACGCCTTGAAGGTGTCCGACTTTTTGAAGGCGTCCGACCGTTCTTGCTGGTCAGAGCCATTTCGGACGCCTTCGGCACCTTCGGACGTGTTAGTGGCCGGAAGGTAGCGTTCGAAGGCGTCTTGGAAGTCGTCGCGGCGGTATCCGCGCACCTTCTTGTAGCTGTCCTGGAAGCCGGTTTTCACGCCGTACTCGCGGAGTCGGCGACCGAGCTTCGAGGGTGTCAGATCGAATTGTTTCCACGGCGATTCTTCGAGCTGGTGCAGTTCGTTGCACAGTGCGTCGGACTTGAGGAATGAGACGTGCATTTTGTCGAAGACGTGCTTGATATCGGTCAGCAGTTTGATGTTGGTGGAGGATGCGTCTTCGTCTTCGTCGGCTTCGGCGACCATCGCGGCGGCGGCGGCTCGGGCGAGTGCCGGCCATTCGCCTCCTGCTTGGTCGGCGACTGCGATGAGTGGTTCCCAGACGTCAGCGGCGCGGTCTTCGACGCCGAGGTTTTGTGGTTCATAGCCGGTGAGTTGGTCGAGGATGGTCTCGGCCCAGTCGGTCAGCCGGTTGTTGAGTTCTTCGAGCACCGGGCGGTCGCGCCTGGTGCGGTACGGCTGCACTACTTCCGATGGCTTGCGGCGGCGCATGACGATGACGACGGCGCGGTCTTCGATGGTGTCGGGCATGCGGCCGATGCCAGCCAGTGCGGCCATTGCGAAGGTCGAGAACTCGGCGGGCGTGTGCATCGGCCCTACGGTGCGACCGAAGGGCAGTCCGCGTTGAAATCCGGCGTTGAGAAGTCCGCGTAGGTCTTCGTTCTGCTCGGCGACCTTCTTCGACCCGAAGATCGTGTCGCATTCGTCGAACAGCAGGGTCGGGGGCGGGTCTTCGTCGAGGCTGCGGAAGATGAATGCGACGGTCGCGTTTACGGCTCTGAGCGGGCTGTGCACGAGCGGGTCGACAACCTCGAGGAGCCGCGACTTGCCGGAGCGTTTTTCTGCCGATCGGATGACGAGTCGCGGAGCGTATTCGAATGCGCTTGTGCAGTGTGTTGCGGCGACCCACAGCACCACGGCGACGAGGGCGTGCGGGCTGTGAAGGATGCAGTAGCGGGCGATCGTTTCGCGTATGTCGGTGAGAAGCTGCGCGCCATCCTCGGGACTGGCGAGTGCAGCGCTGTAGTCGATTTCATCGCTCATGCGGTTCTCCGTGCCGCAGACGTCATTGTCTGCTCGATTTCGCGTGCGGTTAGTCCGATCCCGGCCGCGGCTGTGACCAGTTCGTGCAGCAGCCGAGGGTCGCCACCTTCGGCGTGGGCGCGGCAAGCGGCCCAGAAGAGGGCGTGATTTCGGCTTCCTGGCTGTGCTTGTTCGACGTAGCGAACCAGCGCTTCACCGTTGCTGCGGAGCGGTGTCCTGGTGCTCGGCCGGGCCGTGATGGTTGCGGGTGCGACGCGGCCGCGTAGGTGTGCTGGGAGCCGGGCTATTGGTGTCTTGTTGAGCCAGACGTAGCGGTTGCCGCTCGGGTGGATACTCGGCGGTGCGACGAGGTAGCCGGTTCGGCTTTTTATGTCGATCCCAGATGCGTTTGCCAGCTTGCCGCGGGCTTTGCCGGAATACCGGAACCAGAGGTGCCAGCCTCCTCCCCCGGTGGCGGCGGTCCACGTCGGGGGGAGCTGGCCGAGCTGGTCGAGGCTGCCATTGGCGCGTGGGTCGACGTCGAGCACGATCGTGCCCTCGGTCGGTCGGATGCCGATATTGAAGTTCGGATTACGGGACCACCATTCGCCGATCTGCTCGATATCCGTGGTCGCGTCGAGTAGGCCATGCTCGGTAGCCGGAGCCTTACCTCGTGGAGTGAGTGGGAAGATCTCGAAACCGGCACGCGCGTAGGCGGCAGCGTGATCGGCGAAGGTCACCGTTCCGCCTCTCGGGAGATGATTCTTTCGATCGCTTCGCGGGCCTCGGCTGCGGTCGCGTACCGGTCGGCGTGCGATTCCCAGCCACCACCGACCCGCTGTGAGACCCGGAAGCCGTTGCGGGCGTTGCCGATTACGCGGAAGTCACTACGGGAGAAGACCATCAGGCGCTCACTTGGTCTGTGCGGGTGACGGTGCGTTCAGCGAGCCATGCGTCGATGTCTTCCCACCGGTACCGCACATGCTTGCCCGTCTTGATGAACTTGGGGCCGTTGCCGAGGTAGCGCTCCTGGGCGAGGTATTGCTCGGTCACTCCGCGATAGGCGGCGTGCTCCTTCGGCGTCGCCAAGGGCCTGCGGTCGGTCATTGTTGCTCCCGTCAACTTGTCCACAATTCCCAACCATGCGGTTGGCTCTTGTTTAGTTGTAGCTCAAGTCTTGGATGGTTGCAAGATCAAACCTATGATTCGGATCATGGCAACAAGAAAGGTCGAAACCGACGCGACCGGAGAAGCGGTTCGGGCGAACATCAAGCGACTCCGCAAGGATCGGTGGACTCTGCGGGAGCTGTCGGAACGAATGGAGCGGGTCGGCCGGCCGATGAGTCACACATCTCTGAGTCAGATCGAAACTGGCGCAAGGCGCGCCGACGTCGATGATCTGATGGCGCTGGCTGTAGCGCTCGACGTCTCTCCCACAACACTTCTGATGCCTGTTGCGGAGAGCGCAGATGCGGAGGTTTCCGCTACTGGCGTCGGTACGGTCCAGGCCGGGGCGCTGTGGAAATGGCTCCTCGTTGAACTTCCGCTGAGCGAATCCACGTTTACGCGGGCGGGCAAAGTGTTCGACTGGCAGGTACGTGCCCGACAGCGCTGGGCGTTCCCGTTCCAGATCGGGAGTCCGAAGGAAATGACGCTACGCGAGATCCTGTCCATTGCGCTGAATATGACCCCTGATTCCGGCGAAAATACTGGAGCCGCCGACAAACCGAAGCCGATACCGAAGAAGCGGAGAACAGCGGCGGAGCGGCCCAATGGCGACCGTTGAGCCTTACGAAACGTCCAGCGGCCGAAGGTATCTCGTCCGCTACCGCACTCCCGACAGGAAGCAGACCAAGAAGCGCGGCTTCAAGACGAAACGTGACGCCGAGGCATTCGCAGCAACCGTTGAAGTCGAGAAGATGACCGGCTCCTACGTGCAGCCGAAGCTCGGAATGATAACGATCGGCGAACTTGCTCCGGACTGGTTGGCTCGCAAGGAAATTGACGTAGCAGCATCGAATTACCGGACGCTCGAATCAGCCTGGCGGATACACGTGCAACCTCGCTGGGGAAGCAAGCGCCTTACGGATATTGACCTAGCGGCGGTCGAGCGGTGGATCGGCGACATGGGCCGGGCCGGGTCCGGCGCGACGACAGTCATTCGGGCCTATGGAGTGCTGGCGGGCATCTTGGATGACGCCGTGAAGGCTCGTCGGTTGCGATCGAATCCGGCGAGGGGTGTCGAGAACCTTCCGCGGAAGAGCTCGAAACGGCATGTCTACCTGTCTGCTGACGATGTTGAGCGCCTGGCCGAGGAATCCGGCCAGCATCGGTGCCTGGTGCTTGTCCTGGCCTATTGCGGGGTCCGTTGGGGCGAAGCTGTGGCGCTGCGGGTGCGAGATGTCGAGTTCTTACGGAAGCGGCTCACGGTAGCCGACAACGCTGTCCAGCTCGGCGTAGATCACGCGGTAGGGGAAACGAAGAGTAGGCAGGTGCGGTCAGTGCCAGTGCCCGATTTCGTCCTCCAAGAGCTGTCCGTGCAGTGCAGCGGCCGGGACCGTGACGAGCTGGTGTTCGGCGACGGGTCGAAGTACTTGCCGCGGCCAAAGTCGGATGGCGGATGGTTCGCTGGGGCGGTGAAGCGGGCCAGGGTTCAGAAGATTACTCCGCACGATCTTCGGCACACGTGCGCTTCCCTGGCGGTGAGCGCTGGGGTGAATGTGCTCGCTCTGGCGCGGATGCTCGGGCATACCGACCCGGCCGTGACTCTGCGGGTCTACGCCGACCTGTTCGACTCCGATTTGGACCGTGCGGCGGCGGCGATGGACTCGGCTTATGCGCCTGGTTCACGGGCGAGTGTGCCCAAAGTGTGCCCGTAG